ATTCATATTTAAATAATATATTAGTATTTATAAAAACGAACTTACTATAATTCTAAATTATTCGGTAATTCAGCATTCAACTTTTTGGAAAAAAAGTGTTTATTCATATATTTCTGAATATTAAAATAATTCAGATCTTTTTCCTCGTTCTCTGATAATCCCAATAAGTTTTTCAATTTCTCATCGGGAATTATTTTATTTTTGGCATCCTCTGCTTGATCTATTAAATTATGCGTTTGAATATAAGTAACTAACATTTTAGTTACCTCTGTTCTAGCCAATTCAGTACCCTCGGGCTTTTCTAGAAATTCGCACAATTCTTTTGTCACCTTTGTCGGCTTAGCAAAGCCCGATGGCAACCTATTTCCCTTTTTCTTTTCGTTATTTTTATTATTTTCCTTTTTGCTATTTTTTAAATCCTTTTTAACACTCTTCTCTAAATTCTTCAGTTGCTGTTGCATCATGTTAATTTGCATCTTAAATAATGTTAAATTATCTTTCAACATAGTAAATTCTTTACTATATACGCCACCCAACTCTTCAGTACTTACTAATTCGTCCGTCATTAATAAGTATTTGATATAAAATTTAAATTGTTTTAATCAATAAATAATTATTAATACAATTACAACAACAATTATATAACTTTTATCTAATTTTCCTTGGTTACAACTTTTGACGGACGACCACGAGTGCGTTTTTGCTCCTTTGGAGCAACTGTTTGCCACGTCTTATCTTGTGGTTGGACATTTTCTCTAGGTCCTTGACCTCTAGCTCTCGCATTGGATGGTGGAGCGACTGCCTTTGGTGGAGCAACTGCTCTAGGAGATGAAACACGTGGAGAAGCTGCTTCAACCTCGCTCCCATCCGCATGATAAGAAGAACGAGCCAAACGTGCTTCATTTCTTGTCTCACACATCAGCTTGCCGCCCTTAATACCGCTCACATTTTCAGCTTGGTATTCGTGGTCGTCAGTTGTTGTGGTTGCCAATGTAAACTCAACATATTCGCCTTGAACCAAATACTTGTATTGTTCAGTGGCAACCTTAACACTACTATGGTGAACAAAAATATCAGAGTCGGTATGAGGACCCGTAGTTACTGTAATAAAGCCATATCCAACCTTATTATTAAACCACTTTACACGACCCATAAATCTCTCTGACGAAGGTGAAACCGCAGCAGAACTACTCGACATTTCTTAATACTATATAAGTGGCATATATCTTTAAATTGTTTTAAAAACAAATATATTATGATTCCCAGTCGTATTTAACAGTATTCCCAATAACGTCATTATTCATAGTACGTATTAAATGAGCGTAATTTGGCGTTTCATCAAATTGTAATTTGCGGACATACACTAACAAATCTTTGAACCAATGTGGTAGAGGTGATATATCATTTGTTAGTTTTTGCTTGTATTCCAATATAGTTTGTAATTTTATATTTGTTACACCCACCCATTCCAAATTTCCCAACATCATATATAGCATTATATACAAACAAGATTCAATATCATCGCGCCTACTAGGTTCTATACCATTATGTACGTTGATACTAACAAAATTAGGAGAACCTACTATTTTTTTGTTAGTTTTAACGGGAATATGTGCGCCATTGTAATTATATCGCTTGCTTAGCCCAAAATCTATTAAAACCAAATTGTTAGTTTGTTTATTATTTAATCCAAATAAGAAATTGCTTGGCTTTAAATCACGATGTAATAAGTCGTGATTGTGAAGTATTTCTAAAATAGTAATCATTTGTATACCTAATAATAGCGTAGTATTAATACTGAATTTTGTTAGTTGTTCAACTCTTTTACATACGGATTCACCTAACAAATTAATAATTAAATAGTTATACTTGTCATATACACCGTAGCCGCGCAATGTTGGGAAACAAATATTATTTTTAAGATAATAATATATTTTGGCTTCATTTTTAAGCGTATTAATAGTCAAATCATTACATTCAAACTTGATAGCCACTAAGTCGTTTGTACGCTTGTGTTGAGCTTTAAATACTTTTCCAAACGCACCTTCCGAAATTGGCTCCAAAACATTATAATTCAACAGCATTATATAATAATTAAATTGTTTTTATATTTATTATATTAAGGGAATGTCAGCTACAATAAAGGATGGATTAAAGGGGAACTACGTACCCCTTATTGTAGGTTTAGTTATTGTTATTTGTGTGGTTTACAGTATTAGGTTAATGCCACAAACAGCATCATCGTCTTTTGTTTCCAATACAACTAACAATCAAATGTGTAATAACGGCTGCCCGTATAAAAATAATAGTGATTTTTATAAATTATACACTGATTATGCTCATCAGCGCAGAAAAAATGATATGTTAGTTCATCACAATATTGTAAATTGTAAGGGGCCGGCTAATATATTTATTATTCGTCACGGAGAGGATTTGAACGACCAATATCCATTAGATTGTAATGGAATAATGCGGTCTATTTATATTCCCGAATTAATTGAAGAAATAAACGGAAAGGGGTTTGGTATAAGTGCGCTACTAACAGCATTTCCTAATGCGACAATGCATAAAGAACAAACGATCGCATTATCTTCGTGGTTATTAAATATTCCATTATTCATGTATGGAACAACAAATGAAATAAAAGAGTTGGTAAATGAATTATTTACTAACAAGCGTTATCACGGCAAAACAATTCTAATATGTTGGAAACATGAATGTATGCAGAATTTATTAAAAACAATAATAAAAAAAGGCACAAAGATGCGAAATTTGACGAATTATACGTTTAAGAATCCACAAGGTACTAGTGATCTACCATATTGGCCTTCAAATAACTATACAAGTATATACCATTTGGACAAAGATTTAAAATTTTCTATATTGGAACAAAGACTAACAACTTGTTATCCCAAAAATAATAATATAATATTATACGGGAAAAAACAGCATTGTACTTAGTCTCTTTTAGCACTTAAACTGTATACTAACATCATTAGTTTACATTTGGGAAATAAAACGGTTTTTCCCGTTTCATAGGTAGCCGCACAAAAAAGAGACCAATAATAATGAATGCGATTCCAACATATTTTAGTGGGTCTGTAAAGTATTCACCTAGAATTACCATTGCCGCAATAGTTTCAACAAGGCAGCTGAGACCATCCCATACCGCATTAACTAATAAAATAGTGGAGCCTTGTAGCGACCGAATAAGAAAATACACGACGCCAATATATCCCGCTATGCCTAAACACAAATTATTTATGCCGCCCCCATTGGCAAACTTTTGGAAGGCAAAATCGCCAACAATCTCTGTTAGTACGAGGGCGCCGACATCTAAATAACTCATTATATTTTAAGGAGTTATTTTATTGGGACTGTTCTTTAAGTTGTTTTAGAAATAATATATTGGACGGGCTTAAAGAAAAATATGAACAAATAAAAATGAGATATATATTATTTGTTCATCATTATATTAAATAGACAACCCTATTTTACGCATAGGCACGGCCAGTTGCGGTCATAGTATATGTTCCGGGACCAACACTATATTTTACAATATGCGAATTTTTCATAATTGCAGTGCTCAATTTTTCTACCTCATGCCCACCACCCCCACCGGAACATGTACATGACCCGTTGCCGGCTGCTGAACATTGACACGTAGCACACGTCAAACCCGTACAAGCGCTATCTACACAATTTCCAGTCCCAGTACACGGCTCCGCTCCCAACGGTGTTTTTACCGAACCGTTCTCGGCATTATTTGGTTTTTTATGTAAATAAGCATGTCCTTCGGCTAACGACGGTATTCTATGCATAATGCGAGTGTGTTTTTTTACATATATATCAAACATATAACCGATTTTATTTCCCATCCTTGTAATTTTACCAACACCAATATTTTTAGAAAGTAATGCAATTTCGTTTCTTAAACTTATAGTTGCTAAATACCCCCCCCCCAATTGTCGTTGTTTTTGCTGGGTTGCCGGCATTTTATACTATTCCCTTATAAAATTTATGTTACAAATAAAATAATTCTATTGGGCGATCTTTAAGTTGTTTTAGAAATAATATATTGGACCTACTTAAAGACAAGCCAACATATATACTACACCCCCAACTAACAAACATGGTTAAAATTTGCGCTACCGTATACCCCGCCGAAAACGAAGCTGAATACTCTGAATATTTTGAAAAGTACCCCTATCCTCTTAGTTCTTTTCAAAAATGGGCGATTGAGGCAATTGTTAGCGGCAATCATGTGTTAGTAACGGCGCATACCGGCTCCGGCAAGACGTTGCCAGCCGAATTCGCTATAGAGCACTTTGCTGCTAAAAATCCTAAGAAAAAGGTCATTTACACATCGCCCATTAAAGCGCTGTCAAACCAAAAGTATTACGAGTTTTCACAAAAAATCCCTCATATATCATTTGGAATTTTGACCGGGGATATCAAGACCAATCCGGAGGCAGATGTGCTCATTATGACGACCGAAATATTGATGAATACGCTATATTTTAAGACGCAAAAAGGTACTAGCACTGATACAAATATTAGTACCAGCAATCAGTTAATGTTTGACATTGATTTTGACACCGAATTAGCGTGCGTTATATTCGATGAAGTCCATTACATTAACGACGCGCATAGGGGGCACGTATGGGAGGAAACGATTATGATGCTACCGCCTAAAATCCAAATGGTAATGCTTTCGGCCACACTTGATTCGCCCGAAAAGTTCGCCGAATGGTGCGAAACGAGAGGACAGCCCAATAATATTACAGAGGCAACTAATAAAAATAAAGAGAAAACCGTCTATTTGGCGACCACATACGAGCGAGTCGTGCCTTTAACACATTATTCATTTATCACATGCACCCAAGGCATTTTCAAGCATGTTAAAGACAAACAGCTTGCTATGGAAATTATGAAGACGACCAATTCGCTACACGTAATACAAGACGCCAAGGGCAAGTTTGTAGACGCCAATTACCAAAAAGTGGAAAGAATACTTGACGTATTTGAAGAATATAACCATTTCGTGAAACGGCAGCACGTGCTAAACACGGTTTCCAAACATATGGTAGACCATAATATGTTGCCGGCAATTTGCTTTGTTTTGAGCCGCAAAGCGTTGGAGCAATGCGCCCGAGAGGTGACAACCGTCTTGCTAGAAGACGATTCCAAAGTGCCGTATATTGTCCGCCGCGATTGCGAGCAAATTATCCGCAAATTGCCGAATTACGAGGAATACTTGCGCCTACCCGAATATGTCAATTTGGTGTCCTTGTTAGAAAAAGGCGTCGCCATTCATCACGCCGGGATGATGCCCATTTTAAGAGAAATGGTGGAGCTGCTATTTGCCAAAGGCTACATCAAGCTCCTATTTGCTACCGAAACCTTCGCAGTGGGTATCAATATGCCGACCAAGACGGTTCTATTTACAGACTGTAACAAGTTTGATGGCTCTGTAGTGCGGCCACTGTTGCCACACGAATACACTCAAATGGCCGGACGCGCCGGGAGACGCGGTATTGATACCATCGGCAATGTAATCCATTTGACCAATTTATTCAAGAACAGCGATAAAATAATTATTAAAACGATGCTAGCTGGCAAACCGCAAACACTCGTCTCCAAATTCAAGGTTTCGTATCATTTCGTCTTTAATATGATACAGTTACAAGACCAAGAACAATCTACCATTACCAAATATTTAGAGAAGAGCATGATACAAACCAAAATTGTAGAGCAATCACAAGCGATAAAAACGCAAATCGCGGAAACAACAGCGGATACAAATAATTTAAATATAACGATAAACAGCTTAAAGACGCCCGTGTCAATCTGCGGACAGTATGCGCATTTACAAAGGACGCGGCTACAATTGGTGAACAAAAAGCGCAAAGAGGCTGAAAGAGAACTAACAAAGATAGTAGATGAATACAAAACAGTGGAAAAGGATACGGCAATGGTTGCCAAATGGCAGACAAAAAAACAAGAGATCGTTTCATTGAATGAAGAGTTAGAAGCCATACAGAACACATTAACATCAGAACTAACAACCATTATCGGTTTGTTAGAGGATCAGCAATTTCTAACAAACGAACCTAGACCCGTTCTAACAAAAAGAGGCCAAATCGCTAGCCATTTTAAAGAAATACATTGTCTCATTTTCGCCTATCTAATTGATACGAATCAATTACAGAAATTTAACGCAACCGAATTGGTGGGCATTCTTAGTTGTTTTACCAATGTGTCTACACCCGAAGAAAAACGGGATTTAACGCCGAAATCTAGTAATACATCTGTTCAACAATTCTTAGTTGAAGTTGGCGAAATGTATCTGAAACAACAAGACGTAGAATTGCGCAAAAATATTGTATCCGATTTAAGCTACGAAATTCATTACGATCTGCTAGATTATGCGATGGAATGGACAAAATGCGAGACCGAACAAGAGTGTAAATTTTTATTACAGACGATTTCTTCAGAAAAGGACATATTTTTAGGCGAATTTATTAAGGCGATATTGAAAATAAATACCATTGCGGCAGAATTGGAGAAAGTGGCTGAAATGTTGGGCGATATGGCGTTTTTATCGGTAGTGAAGCGGATACCAGCGCTGACACTGAAATATGTGGCGACAAATCAGTCGCTGTATATATAATTATTTTATTTGTAAAAATATAAATATTAAGAAGTTATATATATAATTATTTTATTTGTAAAAATATAAATATTAAGAAGTTATATAGAATGGTAAACGGACCAATTAAAACTGGAAAAGGGGGGCCTGGCAATGGCTTCATTAAAGGCGTGCCTAGGCACATGGTGTTTATTAATAAGTTCCAAGCCGCAAACGCGGGTATTATACAAATGATACCAGAATTAGCTAAAAAATTATCTCCCTATGTTGTGGTATTCGGATTTGAGATTGTAAAAAAATGCGTCGTGTATATGCCAAATATGGCCAATAGCGTTGCAAGCTTATTTAACGCGCCAGAGGGTAATATATTCCCAACTAATAAAACACAATTACAAACTACCAAAAGATTAGGATGTACCTCGGGACCGATATTTTGTAACAATCCAACCGTTGCCTCAAGTTGTGGTTTTTGTTGTTCGTGCCCTCATTGTGCCGGCCTACCCAGTGCATTTGGACAAATATGTGAATGCGTCGGACAATCTAACGCTACATATAGGGATGCTTTAGCAAAATCAAAAACTACTGATGAATTCATTGGCGTGCCATTTCCCGGTGGAGGCAAATTTATGTTAATAGTGAACATGTTACCCCAATAATCCTACCAACTCTAAATTTTTAACATATGATAGAATATCCTTATTTTCTCCCAAAATTTTACTGTGTTATTACTAGACGTACCAAAAATATCTTATGGTGTTTTTAATTATATGAACAAAAACAATCGCGGCCTACCAATCAGTCGCTTTATATATGATTATTTTATTGGTAAAAATTAAATTGTTTAATTATTTTATAAAATGAAAAACAAACAAAATAAAAACTCTTTACAAAACTACACAAAAGGATATGCAAATGTGTTGGCATTTCGTAGGTTATTTAGAGACAGAAATCGCGCATCTAATTTAAAAATAGATTCAGCAATTGTATGGAATAAACAAAGACAAACATATAGTTTTGAAATAATAGTTAAAACCAAGACTAAAATAATATATTCAATTCCTCCTATTGAAAGTGGGACAATTAGGTTGTATAGGAAAAGATCAGATAAGAATACGAATCAAAATAATAAGCAGTCATCTCGTCCGATACCATTTGGTTCTTGTCAATCGCCGTCAAATACAAATCCGTGCGGATCACCAGAAAACCCAGATGGGTGCATGGCTTGTATGACTTGTTATAACACAGCTAGCGATTGTTGTTACGGTAATAAACAATGGGTGTGCGCGGCAAACTTTGATTGTGTTGGTGATCCAGTATATGCTGGGTTGTGCAATTGCCCAGTATGCCCAGATCTAGAAGTGGATTCGGCTGCGTATACAAAAGCATTAGGAACAAATAATATGATAAATCTCCCAGTAATGCCGGGCACATATTTTTTCGCTTTTACCGGTGGACAATATCATAATAACTAATTTATCACTACAAACGAATAAACAATTAATGTTACATAAAACGCAATTGTATAACATTATTTTACTTCTTTCCAATCACTATATTTGTTAAAATTAAATTGTAGTATTTTTGTATAATGGGACCTTATGATATGCCAAAATTTACGTTATGGACAAATCAGTATGATTTAGGACACATATTGTATAACGATATTCACACTGTAAATGTTAAAAATGGATTTGTATATGAGGTTGATTATAATTTATATGACAACCCATCTAATGTTCCTTTAAATGAGAAAACAAAAGAAGGATTTAAATGGTGGAATCTTAAGAGTATATTTAGTAAAAATGATAATAATAAGGCTGTTATGAACACAGATGTATTTGTTTTGAATGAGGGCAATATAATTACTTTAGACGCATTACAATGGCAATTTGCGGATTTTAACGGATATAGTACCCCTTATTATAGTACTTTATTGTTGGAACTGGCAAATATTTAGGTATTACTGGTTACGTAAAAATTATGTTAAAAGCTCCCGCCGTTCAAGATAAATTTCGCCGAATACGGACTACTACCAAATACGAATTCTATATTAAATACCCTAGCAAAAACCAATTACCGCCTCCACTACCGAAATAAATTTATTTGTAGAATAAATTTTATAAGTAAATAATATAAATGACGTTGAATTCTTCTAAAACGTTTACTATTCGTTACGATACAAATTCCAAATGCGTGGTTAAAAACAAAACAAGGATTTATGATAATACGAAGGGAATCAAAGTTGTGTATAATATCTATGGTGTAGTTATATCCGCGTCTGAACCAACAATGGTTGGCGCTAAGGTGAAAACGACTATAAAAGCACATGCTTTACAACCAAATGTAGAAAATGTTGTTCCCGAATCTGCTGCTGTAACAAATATTATATATCCCGTAGTTGGGTTTACAGACCCGACGTTCTATAATGGGTTTTCTTATACATCGGGAGTTTCTGATACACCTATTGGTCTGAGAGGTATTTCTCCTACTTTACATTACTCATCGGATTCAAACGCTAAACCAACAACTGGATTCGTTGATATACGAAATAGTAAAGTAATTATAAACATGAATTAAATAATTCTTGACAATTATTATTTAATTTGTTAAAGGCATAGTAAATGTTAATTATAATAATTTTATTTGTAAATAATATTTTATAAGGGAATAATATAAATATGCGTAGAGAAATTGTTGTAAAATTAAACCCATCAACCACTGTTGAGGTAAAGGATGTATCAAGGGATTATCAAAATGATGTAAAAGGCGGAAAACAAATTGCCATGATATTGGGAAAAGTCATAAAGGATTCAGCAAATTTACTTGTAGGTAAAACGGTAAAACAAGTAACAAACGCACGGCGACTAGCACCCGGCGGAACCGCTGTTAGTGAAGCGGAGACTGTCGCAACTGAAATCTTATTTTATCGTAATGTCAATGTTAATAACCAGCCAATGGGTGGGGTACGCTTCTCTCTTGTAGCGCCAATCGGAAATGATGCACCGTATGTAGGATTTGGTATGGCTTCAAGTTGGACAGCAGACCTCCAAAAATTCCCTTATGGAATCGCAAGCGCAAATACATCTCAGAATGGCGTAGAAGTTACCATTGTGTGGAACCAATAATTGTTGTTAATTTGTCATAATATAGTTTATAAATAATATAGTTATAAATAATTAGGTTTTATTTTGTATTTTTTCTAATATTCGCCTAATATTTTTAACCTTTTTAACCTTTTTAACTTTTGTATGTGTTTTCTCTTTTTCTTTTTCTTTTTCTATTTGTTGTAATGAATATTTTTGAACAGAAACCGAAACAAAAATGTAGCCAATCAAATAGCACAATACATTTATAACTGATTTAGATTGAGAGAAAAAACAAATAAACCATAATACGAATAACGCAACCATTCTAGCATAAAGTTTAAAATATGATATTTCGCCAAAACCCATTAGGGGTTCCATTGCCATCCAATATAGCATCCAAAAAAAAATCCAATAATCCAAAAGACACAAATGACTTATTTGCTTATAATCGATTATAAAAAACAGCACTAAATAGGAATACATAATTGATCTCTCATATGGCTGTATAAAGCCGTTCTTATTTGTTAAAAAATGCGCAAAATTTGCCGCATATCCTATAATAAAAAATAATGGGTCTAAAATACTGACTACAGAATAAGCAATATAGTGTAACCCTTTGAGTCCCTCCATAACGGAGGGTTCTTTAAATTGTTTTAAATATATATTATCCTCTAATTCATCAAATAATTTGCATGATGCACCTCCTAAAATGGATAAATAAATATTCATAAATAAAATATTTATTTATTTTATGTATTTTTAACTTGTATTTTTTTGGATTTGATTTTTATTTTTTTGTTGGATTTTGGATTTATTTTGTTGGATTTTGATTTTTGTGTTAGTTGATGCTGATTTAGTGAATAATATTGAACGCATAATGATATAGAACCATATCCTAATACATATAACATTATATTTTTGAATGTATTGGAGGAAGTGATACAGTAGCCAAAAATGGTTAACAATACGCCGATAATTCTAAAATAAAACTTATTGTATGATACCTCGGGGAACTTTAATAGCGGCTCCATAAACATCCAAAATAGGAACCAACCGATACAAAAATAATCCACAAGTGTTAACCCTCCTATTTTTTTATAATCAATTACAAAAAACATTATTAAACAAGAATATAATAACGACGCCTCGTAGGGTTTTTTAAATGATTCATTATTTTTCAAATTATGTAAAAAATTGCCTATATAGCTAATAATAAAAAAGAGAGGATCTAAAATACTTAAGGCAGTACCGCAAATATAATGTATTCCCTTAAGTGCTTCCATAATAGTTGCGTCTTTAAATTGTTTTAAATATATATTATCATCCAAGTCGTCATACAATTTACATACACTGCCCGATAAAAACGATAAAAAAATATTCATATAGGATATTTTTTTATTTAATTTACTAAATTGTAACTCGCAAAAATATTTTAAAATATAATATAATAATGCTTCCAATTTTTAATAATTTATATGTCCAACAGTTTTTGTTAGTTGTCACGCTTATTATAGGTGCGTGGTTTAACGCATGTGCCACCTATTACAACAAAATTAGTGGCCTAAATCAGTCATTTATGAAGATATATGCGATTAGTGTAGGTTATGCCATCATTGAATATATGATAAAGGTCCCGGGAATATACTACTTTGGCAAATCGGTGAATAGCATAGATACTGCTATGTTAATCCTAATTTGTATGTTTGGTGCTACTGCGTTATATACTGTAACTGTATTAAAAGAACCAATTAGTATCAATTCAATTGTTACCATATGCGTGTTTATATTGGTGTACATGGTTCATATTTATATTAAACGAAAATACAATATTAAAAACTAATTTCTTATATCAACTAACAAACACGCATAAGTATTTGTTAAATATCATTCCAGAAATTTATATATTTTTTATATTTTACCGCTAATTGATTCACCTCAGCCTCCGTACTGTAACCCTTTAATTAGCGGTATATTATTATTATCGCCTCAGCCTCCGTATTGTATACCACCGCCGTATTTTATTCGCTTACATGACCTTCTTTGCCTTCTTGTGCGTCTATGTTTTCTTTTACGATTTTGGTATCGGGTAGCCATATATTAATCAAAGATTATTTATTTTGTCTTCGGCTTTTTACGGTCGCCTTCGGCTTTTTACGGTCGCCTTCGGCTTTTTAC